CGATACATGCCCTGCCCCCTTACGTGGCCTGCGTCATCGCCACATACCACCAGTTTGTACCGTCTGAAGCCACCAGCCACACGTTCGCCCCTGCCCCGGCGTCATCCAACACGCCCACGAAGCCCGCACCCACAGTGGCCGGTGTGCCGAAGGCCGTGTCAAGCTCCGCGTCCGTTGGCGTCGTCACGTTGTCGTCGCTGTAGTTATGGCCGCGTCCGTGCAGCAGCACGCGGCTAAACGCAAAGTCCGTCTCCACTGGCGCGGCGGTTTGCCCGTTGCGCAGGATCACCGCGTCAACCGGGATACCGTCGCCAATGTCTATGGCCGCGCGTTCTGCCGCCGTCAGCAGCGACTTAAGCGCGTATTCCGTGCCGGTTTCCGCAGCCAGCGCATTGGTGGTCGGGTCAACGTAAATCTGTACCCACGCATATTGGCCGCTGGTGCTGGGCCGGTTGCTGGCAAGGTCAAGCGTGCCGCCCGTGTAGGCCACGCGCGCGCTCTGATACCAATAATCGAACGCCTCTACGCGCACGGTCAGGTTATCCGTGCCGGATAGCTTGACGCGCCCCGGTTTGTAGCTGCGCGCGCCTACCGTTTCCTGCACGCCTTCGCCATTCGACGGCGGACGGTTCATCGCTGGCGCGGCATTGCCCAGCGCAGCGCTGGTTTCCTGCGGGTACACGTCAATCACTTCCCATGTGCCCGCCTCATTGCGCCGGACGCGCACGGGCATGTCAGGCCGCGATTGTGTTTTGAGGTTTAGCGCCTCCTGGACGTTCTGCGTTTCACCGTTGAGCCGGACGTAAATAAAGTTTGTTCGGTTGGGTACAGGCAGCGTAAACGTGCCGTCGGTGTTCAACTTTCCTATGCGCGCGTATACCCCTTCGGCTTTGGCACGGATGGCGTTTTGGATTGCTGGCACAAGCGGATCGAATACCATGTTAGCCTCCGCACAGTCCGACGAAATAAATCGCCGCTGCAATGTTGCCGATCCGGTTATCCCATGTGCCGCCGAAATCGCCCGAATACAGCATTTTACTCGTATTGGTGACATACATGGCGCTGGCGTTAATGGCTAACGGCGCGCCCGCTGCATCAGCGGTTACGTCGCTGTACGTGGGCGTCGGATAACCCAGTTCTGCCGTCGTGAACATATTGCTTGCGCCGCCGTATGAACTAAACAGCGCGTTGTTGGCGTTGGCGTCGTCAATCACCATCTCAACGATATTGCCGCCGGTTGCCGGGGTTATGGCCGTGTTCGTGCTGCCTGATACCCGATACATGCTGTACACGTCATTAATGCCGCTGCGCAACACGTCACCCCGATACATGATATTGGCCGTGCCGATGCTGTACGGCATGAAAATGCGCGGCAGCACATACTGTGACGTGAAGGCCAGATTGCCCGACGATACCGCCCACGTTGCGCCGTAGTCGGCGCTCTTGTGCAGTTCCACGACAGACGAATTAAACGAACTGGTGTTCGTGTAGGCGGGCACATAGACAACGCCCGTTTCCCGTTCGCTGATGTGCACCCAGGGCACGTCACTGCGCGGCTGCGTGTTGTAGTGTGCCGTGACTTCCACCTCGGTATAGGTGCTGTCGTCTGTCGTGTACGTGACATACACGCCGGGATATGTGCCGTCGTTGACATAGTTCCCGCTGGCGACAACGTGGTTCTGCATGCCGCGCGTGGCGCTGATATGCCGCGCGCTGCTGACAACGGCAAACGTGTGGCGCAAGGCCAGCGCGGGCGTGCCGAAAATGTCCGTTATCCTCAGAATGCTCGTGGTCGTCAGTATCCAGCCGTTTACGGCGGTTCCGCCGCCCACATAGCCGGGGCTGTAGGCGTCCACCACAAACCGAATTATCGTGCCGTCCCAATTGGCAAGCCCGGTCAGGTCTGTGCCCGTCCAGGTGGGGCCGCCGGAACCGGACGGCGTGCCGAAATCGCCCGTTGTGTACAGGTAGCCGTTTGTTCCGAAGATCGCCAGCGTGCCGCTAACGAATGTCCCCCGGCTCGTGTCGTAGTCAATCGCAAAGCCGGGAAGCTCATAACTGAAGTCAAACGACGGAATGCTCAGCCCAATATCCGCCGCCACCGGCGGTACGTACGTTACACCCACCGGCCCCGTCGTTTCGTGGTCAAGCGTTACCCTCACCGCCTTCGCGCCCCGGTCAGCGTCGTGGCTGATGCTCACACGCGGGATTGTCCAGCGCGTGCCCGTGCCGAACGACACGCCGCGCTTGTTGGTAGCCGCCGCCAGCGTTAGCGTAACGGCCTCCCCGTAAGCCGGATCGAACACGTCATAGCCGTCAGGCAGGTTGATTTGCACACCACGCGGTACGAACTGGCCGTTATACAGGCTGTTGACGCGCGCGAAGTGCAGCCCGGCGCGTGTGTTCAAGTCAGCCTGCCCGCTAACGATCTGGCGGCTGAATGTCTCGGACGCTGTGCCCATCGGTGACGGCGCATTGCCCGGCGCATTGGAAAACACCGGCGCGCCCGCCGTCGTGATGCCCTCGCCGCGCACGAATTTCGTCGTGCCCCGGTGTTCGCGCGTCAGTTCCACGCTCAGCGCGTCCGCCGTCGTCAGGTCATACGTTTTCGTGCGCGCCGTACGGTCGGTGCTGTCGAGGTAGTCGAACTCCCGTACGAACGTTAAGCGCCCTAACCTATCGGCGGATACCATGAGGTTCGTGGCGCTGGCAACATCGCGCAACTGCCCCGCCGCGCTGCTTACGTCAGTGACGGCAATACGCAGCAGGGACAAATTGCCCAGGCTGCCGCCGTTAATCGCCAGCGTATCAAATAGCGTCCCTACCGTCGCCTGCCAGTGCCACAGATACCACAGCGCGCGCTGTACCGTCAGCGTCTTGACTTCCTGCCAGTTGGCGGGCGTGGCATCGCTAATCATCAGCTGCGTCAGCGCGGGCGTGCGCTCCAGGATGCCCAGCGGCCCTTCCGCGTCAAAGCGCACGGTGTTGTTGTCCGGCTCAATGCTGATCGTATCGCGCGTCAGGTAACCGATAAACTTAATGTTGCTACGCGCGGCGGCGTTGCTGCCGTAGGACGCCTCAGAACCGGCGTAGGTTTCGCGCTCCACATACACCACCAGCGCGCCGTCAGGCAGCGTGCTCACGGCGGCGTTTGTGTCCACCAGTTCGAAGGACGCGCGCCAGCCGGTGCGGACGTCACCTTCCAGTGAGGACATAATCACAGGCACGGGCGACAGCGTGCTGTTGTCGTATACCCACACGGGGACAAACTTTTCCGTTGTGGTACTGTTGTCGGCGTCCGTCACCGTCAGCTTAACCCAACGGAAGCCCGCCGGGAATGATACCGTCTCGGTCGCGGTGGCGCTGGTGGACGGCGTGCCGTCACCGAAGTCCCAGGCGTATGTCAGGCCGCCGGTGTTGTCGGGGTCGACAGCGTAAGAGGTGGAGGCGTCAAACGCAATATTCGCCGTTGCGCCCCACCCTACCGCCGCGCCGCCCGCGTTGGCAACCGGCGGCGGGTCGGCAAGCTGGTCGGTGTAGGCGAGGCGACTGTCTTTGTTCAGCGCCGCCGTCGCGGATACGAGTTTATCCCAAATGCGCCACTCACTGACGATCTTCAGCACGTCCGTACCTGCGATATTGACGGTTCCCGCTGCCACCTCATTTATGGGCAGCGTGGTCGCGTTGAGCGTGCCGGTAGACGCCACGCGCAGCAGGCCCTTGAACGCACCGGCGGCGCTTTCCACGCGCACGGTCATGCCGCGCTCCACGTCGGCAATATCGCCCGCCGTCACTGTGATGGTGAGCGACATGGCCGGAAACGTCGGCGTGCTGTCTACGGTTGCCGCGCATACCACCGTCTGCGGAATGATCGCCAGATAGCCGGTGTAAGCGTATTTCCCGGCGCGGAAGGTTGCCGCTTGTCCGGTCAGGTCAGGCATGGTTAGATCGTCACCCAGGCACTTACGCCGTTGCTGATGAGGTCAATACGCGCATTCAGCGCGGTTGCGGTCGTGTTCGTGCCGCCGTTGACGGTATCGGCCCCGGCGCGCTGCACGGTGAGCGTGTTCCCCGCCGCCGTCTTAGCGGCTGAAAACACGGTGTTCGCGTTGACGGCATTCGCTGCCGGTAACGTCAGCACGATATTGCCGCCCGCTGTGTTGGCGTATACAAGCCGGTCGCTGGTCGTCACGGTGTAATCGCCCGTCTTGGTTACGCTTTGTAGCGTCCAATTGTAGGCCGTCAGGCTAATCTGTTTGGCCCAGGTCTGGTCATTGATCTGGTAATCGTCACCGGGGTAAGGCCGCGAGACGGTCACAGCGAACGGGCTGTAGTGCCCCGTCTCATCAAGCCACGAAGCGTACAGGCTGGCGCTTGCCGTCGTGTAGCTCCAATAGGTTGTCAGCAGCGAACGCAGGGCGCTTAGCTTCATGATGTCCCATTGCATGGGCATGACAACCGCGCCATTACGCGCCACCGCGCCAGACAAAACACGCCGCGCGACCGGCCCTTGCAGCGGTATCGTCTGCGACGGCAGGACGTGCGGCGCATATTCGGTAATCGTCTCCACATTGGCAAGCGCGGCCAGGGTTGTGCCGAGGGCGAAATAAGCATCTGGCATTACATCATCCCCCGTTCAAGCTGGCCCACAAAACGATCCACTTCCTGCATTAGCACCGCGCGTATCTGTTCCGCCCCGCCCTGCCCCGACATGTTAACCGTCGGTGCGAAATTGACCGGATACTGGCCCCGGCGCGGGTTCATGATGTACTCGCCCTCGTGCACCATCGCCGCGCCCGTGCGCGTAATGTAGCCGCCGGTGTCGAAGGACACCATACCGCGCCCCGTGCCGCGTGCCAGCGCTTGCGTTGAGCGTGTCAGGATTTGCGTGTTACCCCGGAACTCTGTGCCCTGCGCTTGTGTGGCGCGAATGGTGCTGAGCGCATTGGACGCCAGTTGCAGCGCCGCGCTCCAATACTGCTGCTGCACACCTAACAGCGCCGCCGCGCCTTGGGCGCTGATCCCGACTTCCTGCTGCACAAACCGCGCCAGCGTTGCAAGGCGCTGCTGGTAGCTGGTAATCTCCGCTTGCCGGGCGGCGTTGGCGGCGGCATAGATGCTTTGCACCTGCTCCATATAGCGCGCGTTAACAGCCTGCGTCTGTTCGGCCAGACGCGCGTTGATGGTGGCCGTCTGTTCGGCGTAGCGCATACTGATGGTGCGCGTTTGTTCCTGGAGGTTGCGATCAACTTCGGCGCGCTGTTCGGCGTAGCTGTCGGTTTCCGACTGCACGGCCTCGTCACGGGTACGGCGCGCCGTGTCCAGCGCCACCGAATCCCTATCCTGAATGGCCGTCGCCTCGTCTAGCTGGAAACGGCGGTTGATTTCCGTCAGGCGCTTGAGGTGTTCACGCTCCTGCTTTTCGCGGTCAATCCCGGCCTTGCGCGCGACTTCTGCGATAGACGTTTCGCGGTCGCGGCTGGCTTCCGCGCGTGCCTTCTGCGCGTCAATTTCCGCATCCACCAGCGCCTTTTCGCGGTCGCGGGCGGCGTCGGCTAACTTGTTACGCGCGTCAGTGGCGATCTTTTCGAGGCTGGCATTAAAGCTCTCGGTGGCTTTCGCCGCGTCGTCCTGAGCCTTCGCCAGCGCCTCCTGCTGCGCTACGTTCCGTTCGCGCGCTTTTGTGGCCGCTTCAATCGCGTGCCGTTCGCGCTCGCGTTGTTCGACTTCGTAGCGCGTAATGGTATTCAGCGCTTCAATCGCGCCGATAATCTGGTATATGCGCTGCTGATACTTTTCCGACTGTTCGTCGCTGACGGTGCCTAACTTAATCTGTGTTTCAAGGATGTCCTGTTCGTTCCGCAGCGCCTCAATACGTTCGTCAAGCGCTTTCGTGCTGTCTAGTGTAGACGCCGCCAGGCGCGCTTGCACACCCGCGTCTATCGTCAAGTCCATGATGGACTGTAGCTGTTTTGTCATTGCTTCTTGTGCGGCGGTTGCATCACGAGTAGCAATTTCGGTATCGCCCAGCGCGTTATTCAGCCGTGATAATGCGAATTCCTCATCGCGCAGCTTGGCCTCTAAGCCTTCCAATTCCGTCCGCAGCGTTTGCACGTTGCCGATATTCAGCGCATCCGCAATGGCGCGCCCTACGCCGCCCGCCTCTGCCTCGAACTGCGAAAACAGGCGCTGGTACTCATCCACGCGCGCACGCAGAATGTCCACTTCAATCCGTTTGGTGTCAATCGCTGCCTGAATGCTTTCAGACGTGCCAGTTTTCAGTGCGCGAAAGTATTCTTCCTGTGAATTGATAATGGACTGAATGGCCTTGCCACCCTCTGCCGCCAGACGGTTTAAACCGACAATCAGACCGCCCAGCGTCACAATGACACCCAGCACAACCGGGTTTAAGCCGCCCATAATGGCAATCAGCTTACCGAACACGTCCGTTGACAGATTGCCACTAATGGGCACGGCGGGCAAGGCGCGGATTTCCCGGCCAATGGTGGTAATAGCGTTGCTCTTTTTGCCACCCCTACCTGTGTTGTTCGCCGCCGCTGCCGCTTTTTCTGCGCTGTCTCGCAGTCGGTCAAATTCCCGTGCCACCTGTCGCACCTCGGCGGCGTTGGCGTCCAGCTTGGTCATTTCGGCATTCAGGCGCGCAACCGCCACGCGCGCGTTGCCACCCTCTGCCGCAAACTTAGCCGTGTCCGCTGCCACCTGCGACATTGCTCGCTGGCGGTCAAGCTTGGATAGTTCCTGTTGCAACGCTTGCGTATTCGCCCGAACATTGGCAAACGCGGCCTTATCGGTTTCGAAGCGCAGCTTGACGCTGGCTACCCGTTGTTCGTTTGCCATTATCGAAGCTCCGCCGGTCGCCGGTCTTTATCGCGCTCATACTGCAACATCTGCCGGTAGCGGTGGAAATCCTCAATCCATTCGCTATCGGCGTCCATCAGGGACGTGTTGTAAATGTCACGCGGATTGATAACGTAAATCTGCGCTGCCTCGAACAGTCGGTTAGCCAGGTTCAATAGCTGCCAGTGATAGGCCCCCGGCGGCGGCGGCGCTTCCAGCACAAGGCGGTCAGGGTTGTTCGTGCGCTCTGCCCGTACCAGCCGTTTGACGTGATCGTAATACCCGGCAAGGTAAGCGCCGCCTTGCCGGGTTACACTTCCGGGTCAACGCGCCCTGCCCCGTCGCGAGTGGCTTCATAAGCCGCCCACCATTCGTTGACAATATCCGAATCCAACATCTGCACGAACAGTTGCCAACGATCCAGCACGGCTGCGGGCCGTTCCTGCCAGTACATCTCGAACGCCCGCAAGCCCGCCGGGGCATCCTCCGCCAGCGCGAAGTCAACCGCCACCGTCAGCGCATCACACAGCGCGAATGACGCCTGAATGCCGGTCACTTCCCGCCCCGGCGCAAGCGTATCAAGGGTCACGTCAACCGCCAGCGTGCGATAGGGCATCATGTGAAAGGTGATCTGGCCGTCAAAGGCCGGGTGCGCTTTCGTCAGCGCCTTCAGATTCATGTTCATCGCGTGGTTTCCGTTTCGGCTGTTTGGGTGTCACAAAGGCAATGGCCGCCGCCATCAGCGCAGCGGTATCAGCGGGCGGAAACGGGTCATAGACGATGAACGCCCCGTGTCCAATGTCGCGTGTGTGCGCGGGCCGGGTGTACGTCTGGCCGGACAGTGTATGCTCCGGCCAAACGCGCGTACCGTCCGCATGGATTACGCCAATGCGGTCATGCATCATCAGATTGCCGTGAAGCTTGTCGGATACAGCGCCACCCACTTATCCAGCGCGGTTGCTGCGGTAATCGTCACCGCGCCAGTCGTGCCGTCCACGCCGCTGACGTTCGAATGGCTGGTCACGCCATTGGTGGTAAAGCTGTTGATGGCCCCGGCGTGTTCGGTGCTGGCCGGGCGATAGCCCAGCGTGAACGTGGTCGCTGCGGTTTCCTGAATGTAGGTCGTCACCGACACCGGGTAATCGTAGCGAATGGCGTATACGATCTCTTTGTTGTCAGTGACGGTCATGCCCATAGCGCTAAACAGATGGCCGGATGCCGCGCGCGTGCTGGCGCTCGGTGTCACGGTATACGTCACCGCGCCGGGGTTCTCGCCGCCGTCCTGCGTCGCGCCCGTAACTGCCGGGCTGATCTGCACGTTCGGGTACACATACGTCACGTACTTGTTTGTGCCGGACGTGTCCTGAAAACCCATTGTCAGCAGCAGAAAGAACTGCGGCAGCGCCGGGTTCAAGCTGTTGGGCGCATACTGTGCCAGATCGGTGACAGTGGTCACGTCCACAGTGGAGCCGCCCACATAGGCGTTAAAGGTTTCGTCAAAGGCGCTGAGCGTCATGTCGAACGTGCCGAAGTCCGACACGCCCATTGCCCGCTGCCCCAGGATCACCTGCCCGCCGCGAAACGTGGCGATCTCGCGCGTCACCTGCGGCGCGGTGACTTCAACCGGCCCGGTCAGTTTGTAGGCGTGTTTGGTGTCACCTGCTGCAACCGTGTTCGGTGTGCTGTCCGCGCCCATCGGATAGCCCGCGCTGTCACGGAAACAGATTTGTGCATGATAGAACCCGGCTATATGCCCGGCGGTTGCTACTGCTGCCATAGCATCATCTCCTAGATGTTATGCCGGGTTGTCACCGGCAGTCGAAAGAACAGGCGCGCATAGCTCACGCTGCTGCGCACGCTGCGCGAGCTTGCCACCAACTGCGCTAATCCGCAGTCGAAGGCCAGCCCGCTATCACTCATTTCCAGGCGGCGGCGCGCGCCAAAGAACGTCGGGATTGTGATAATCCAGGGTTCCATTGCTTCGAGCGCCGCTTCATCCAGCAGCGCGGTTGTGCTGCTGGATAGCGCTACATCCACTTCCAAGATGTACGGCATGGTCATGATATAGCCGCTGGCCGATTCACGTGTGTTCGTGGCCTGCCACGAGACACGCACGATAATCGCCGGTAGTTCCGCTGCGGTGAACGGGCGCTCGTCATCGGGGTAAGCGTCCAATACCGTCACAATGCCCGGTATGGTTTTCGCTAAGTCCGATATGCGCTTTTTGATCTGTGCAACGGTAGGCTGTGCCATTATGCGAACGTGCCGTCCATGATTTGGAAGTACAGATCGATTACATCGTCGGTTAATTCGCCCGTGAGCGCGGTCGCTTCATCGTCAATACGCGGCCAGCCCGTGTTACGGTGAAAGGGCTGCTGATCCGCGCCAATGACATAGCGCGCGGCGTCTGCCGTGTTGCCGATGCTGATTTCCGCGCCGCCGGGATAGTCCTGGATAGCGAACACCCACGACTGCTGCAACTTGCCCGTGCGCCGGTAGGGAATGCCGCCGCCAAAGCCGTTCGTGGCAAAGAACGCGCGCCGCTGCTTGTCGCTGGCCCACTGAATGGGATAGCGAACCGCGCCGGGGTATGGCGTCCACTGCTGCTGAATGCGTTTCAGGTATTGCGGCAACAGCGAACGGTTGAGGAACGTTTTGATCGTGCGCGGGGACTTTTGGTACGCTTCTGCCAACGTATCCAGCACATCCGTATCGACCGTTACCTTCACTTGGTACATCAATCGCTATCCACATCGTCATAGTCGGTGTCAATATCCAGATCAAGCGTCGCCACCGACAGCGTACCACCCGCTAACCCCGTGCGCGCCTCCCACAACGCCAGCAGGTCTTTCAGGTGCCGGTGGCGCTGTGACAGGTTTTCGCTGGTTTGTTCGCTGTTGTAGCTGCGGTCTGTCCAGCGTACTGACATGCCGACGCGCAGGCGCAGCACATAGACAATCGTCGTGTCAAAGTCCTCATTGGCTTCAGTGTACTCGGCTTGAAGCTGGGTATCCGTCAGATAGTCCGCTTCAGACGTTTCCACCACGCCTCCCGTCAAGTGGCGTAAGCGCGTTAACTGTGTTGCGCTAAGCGCCATGTCGTCACCTCAGAATGTACAGCCACACTTCAAAGACCTGGGCGTCATTGGCTTGTGTCAGCGACACGGTGATTTGCCCACCGCCCAGCGCAACCGGGGTATAGCCGCCGGTCGCTGCGCCGGTGCTGCCCACTTCGGCCACCCGCACGGGATAGGACGCCGCCGCGTTGCTTTTGTCAGTCAGGGTCAGGATGTTACGCGAGGCAGTACCCGCGCCACTTTCGGTAACGGTAATGTCGGTTGTGGCGGCCCAGCCGGACGCTGTAGGCTTGGCATAGACACTGTACAGAAAGCCGCGAATACCGCCAGATACGGCAGTGGTCGCTGTGCCGGTTGCGCTGCCCGCGCTGCCCGCACACGTAACTTTCAGATACACCGCGTTAATCGTCTGATCCATCGTCGGCCCCCTTGCGCCGCTGCGCTTTTAGGCTTTTCAACAGTGACAGCACCGCGTCAAGTTTTGCTTCTATACGGTCAAGCTGTTCCTGCTGCGCCTCGCTGATCTGCTGCACGGTTTCGAGTGCGCGCGCGTGCCGTGCCGCTGCCCTGTGCGGTGCTGTCATTGGCTATTGCTCCTATGCCCACGTCACATTGGTGTTGCTACCTGGAACTTGATACCAAACGCCCTGATAGGCTTCAATGGTTACGCCATCACCCAGCGCCCCGCCAAACGTTCCCACGTCTGCCGCGCTGCCATTCACGCCGGTCACAATGTCCAGCGTATGAGCGTTCGCAGTCGCCGCAATAAACGTCAGGCGCAGCCCGTCATGTGTGGTGGCCGTTGGATCAACCAGCGTCATGCCCGCTACCCCCGCCTTTGTGATGTAGTAGGTGGTGTTGCCATTGGGGACGCTCACTGCACCGTCTGCCGTCACCGCGATCACCGGGTTACGTGCCGTTACCGCACCGTCTTTCACCAGCGCGCTATCAATCGTCACCCCACTGCCCGCCGTTGTTTCAGCGATGGTGTTGGTGGCAATTGTGCTGCCTGACAGCGCCGTGAAGGTGTTGGCGGTAAAGCGAAAATCATCCGCGCCAGCGATTTCAACGTCAATCTGATCGTCTGTTGGCGCGCTGATCGTGGTATCGTTATCCGCGTCCAGCACCAGCGCGTCGGCCTCCCCCTGGAGATCAACCAACTGGCCCGAACCCAGCACAACGCCGCCAGTTACGGCTGCGCCGTCCACATACAGCTTCTTGACGCGGATCATCTTTTCGTTGACGATACCGCTTGCATTTTTGCTGCCCATGTCTGCTCCTCATCAGACAGGGGCGGTGTCACCCGCCCCTGCCATTATGTGCGCTTAGTCGTAAGCGGTCGGCACCGTGTAGGTTCCGCCGGTGCCAAGTTCCAGCACCGCGCCATTCAGCCGATTACCGCAGCCGAAACCGAAATAGGCGCCCCACTCTGCGCTTTCGATCGGCGCGGCGTCATCGGAGTACTGAAGATGCAGCCCGCGCGCAAGGCCGGTAGCCGCCGGGTGAACACGCTCTTTTAGCGGCGGGGCCGCCTCAAGATGCAGCGCCAGCAAGTAGTTGTCCGGCACCCAGCGCCACTCCACAACCCACACGCCATTTGCGCGCCCGCGAATGGTGCCGGGCACGTTGGGCAGGTTGAACGGCACATCCACGTTAGAACCACTGCGGATGAACCGATCCTCAACCGGCGTGAAGTCGGTCAGGTCTTCCAGATAAGGCATGTCAGCATTGTTGACGAAGGCAACGATGTTATCGCCGCCGGTCATACTGCCGAAGTGCTCCACCAACTCATCACGCAGGGTAATCAGCGGGTTGTTGCTGTCGCTGATGCTGCTGTCCGCGTAACCGCTTTCGCTATAGTGGTCTTCCGTCGCCTCGGTCGTACTGCCCATGACCGGCGGGTAAACCACGCTGTCACCATTCGCCAGCGGCTGCACAGACAGCGTGCCCGCGCGCTTGTCGTCGAAACTGAAGGCGCTGCCGCCACCATCGTCCATCATGTGATGCAGCATCTGCCAGCGGCGCTCATTCACGTAGCGGGTGATGATGGTGTTGACGTGCCGCTCGTATTCCTGCGGCGTCAGGTAAGCCATATCCACTTTCGTTGCGGCAATCTGCTCACCGTAATCGTAAATGGGATAGGCCACGTTCCAGCCGTTGTAGGCGCGCACCGCTGCACCGCGAACACCGTCCGCGCGCTGGGTCATACGCCCGCTGCCGGGCAGTTGGTAGCGCTCCTGTACAAGCTCGGTCTGTTCCTGAATGAACACCGCTTCAGCGCGGCTTACGTCGGTAAGCTGCATGTTGACATACTGAAGCGTGGCGTCATAGATCAGGCGCTGGTCAGCACGCACCACATAGGGATATTCCGTCGCGTCTAAACGCGCAAGGCCAAAGATAGCGCTCATCGTTGTTCTCCCCTATGCCCAAATCTGCGCCCACTGAGCATCAATGTACGCCACTTTCGTGCCGTCCATTGTGCCAATGACGCGCCCTGCAATCACAGTCATCGTACCGGCGGCATCAGCCAGCGCGCCAGCGGTATCACTCAGGTATAGAACCGCATCGCCGTTAAGACCCGACACGGTGAAGCCGTACAGCGCGCCGCGTTTCAGCATCGGCACGACCTGCCCCGCCGCGCCACCTTCCAGAAAAATACCACGAAACTGCTGTGCGCCAGCGGCGTTGGCATCAGCCAGCCCGAAGGTGGTCGCAGTCGTCTGATAGGCCGCTTGCCCGCGCGTAACAGTCGCCGCCAGCTTGACGCTCACAACCTCGTCATTTTGCGGGTACACGCGCGCAACCTCTGCGGCAGTCACTACAATGTCAGCCATTTCAATTTGCTCCTAGAGCTTAGGGCGGAATGTGATTTGCTTGCGGATAGTTTCCACGTCCGGTTTCGGTGGCTTACCGCCCGCAAGTGACGGGCTGCCCATACCCGCCGATTTGAAAAACCCAGGGCGCTCCTGCTTCACTTTCGCAATCAGCTTTGCAACGGCTTTATCATCAACTGTACCGTCGTCACTCATCACCGCCTGGAGATCATCCGGGTAATTAGCGTCAAGCCACACCAGAACATCTTTCGGGTGTTCTGCGTCTTTTAACGCGGTCATGATTTCGCCGTTGCGCTTATCAAGCAAGCGCGCCCGTTCCGACACGCTGGCGCGTTCGGCAGCAGCCTGCGCCGCCTTTTCCGTCTCCGCCAGTTTTGCTTGCAGCTTTTCCAATTCGGACATTTCCGCATCGGCGCGTTTCTTCGCTTCTGTCACCGCCGCTTTTGCCGCATCGGGCGTGTCAAAGCCAAGCTGCTCGAGCAAACGTTTCACCGCTGCTTCCTCAGCCCGTTTCGCGCGCTCCCCGACAATGCGATCAATATCGGCCTGCGTGAATGTCCGCTCCCCCTCCGTTACCGCCGGGGTCTGCGTGACTTCCTGCTGCTGTTCGTTGTCATTCACTGCTGTTTCTCCCCCATGCTTAACCGCGCATGTAACGTCAATTCCCAACCCACATATCCTCACACGGGATACGATCAGGACGAACCTCTACCCACTCGTGCGGGCAGTTAATATGGCGCGGGCATGGGTGACGGTCAATATACCGCTGTGTCACCACGCCCCGCGCAAACTCGCTCACGCATACCTTGCACACCGGCGGCGGCCCGGCAAAGACATACCGCGCCTGCACACCGTTCAATTGGCGAAAGCGCTGTTGGGCATACCAGCGCGTCGTTTGCGCCGTCTGTATGGCGATCTGCGGGTTTTTCCAACGCGCGCGCGCCGCTGCCCAGCGCTCCATGTTGCTGTAGTAGTAATAGCGGTTGCCGCGCGGGTTATCCCCGTACAGCACGCGCAGTTGACTGATTACGTCCTTATTCCACGTTTTTGCAATCTGCCGCGCGTCCTCCAGCGACATGCGCCGTAGTTCGTCTAAGTCGCCCAGTCGCGGTGGTTCCCCGCTGCGCTGGTTGCACCCGTAGCGCCGTGCCATTTCTGTTAGCGCCGTGCGCCACTCCGCCTTGCGCCGTTCCAACAGTTCCGCCGCCAGCGCGCGTATGTCTGCCTCTTGCATCTGGTACAGCAGCGCAATGATGGTTAGCAGGCCGCTATCCGCCATTGTTCGCCTCATCTACCAGCGCGTTAAAATCCTCATCTGACATATCCAGCAGGCGCGCCTTGCCGCGTGCCGCCATGCTGCCGGTGAAATGGTTCAAGACGTTGACTGTCTCTAGAATGTTGTCACGGCGCTCAGTCTCTAGCGACTGTATGACGACTTCCGGCGCTTCCGCATTCGGGTTCGCTGCCGCTTCCAACATGGCGATAATCTGACGTTTGGCCTCCGGGTGCAGCGCCGCGCTGTTGATCTGTTCAATAACCGCTTTGCGTTGTGCGTCAGGCAGCGATGGCAGGTGCTTCCGCTTCCGCTTCGGGCTGTTCGTCGCCATTGTCCTCGCCCTCCTGCGGGCCAAACCACGCTTCTGCCATACCGCGTACTGCCGCGCGCGTCTGCTGTTCAAGTGCCGCTTCCAGTTCGGCAACGATTTCGTCAATCCGTTCTGGCGTGTATTCGAGTTCCTCAAGCACCAAGCGCGCCTGTGCCGGTTTCTCCGGCAACCCCATGAGCGCAGATAGGCGTTCTTGTTTTGTCAGGGTATCATCAATGACAGGACGCTCTGCAATCCAATGATCCAATTCGCCGCCCGCGAAACTAGTCAGCGTGTAGCCGCGCATGTTATCGTACCCACGCAGGCCACCGATGGTAACGGCCATTTTCTGTGCGCGGATCAGGCCATCGTCGTAATTGCCGCGCGCTTCAATAATCTTGTCAATCGCGTCCGAATACGCGGCACGCACGCCAGGCGCTGTTAACTGTCCACCCTCGCGCAGACGGTGCAGCGACAATTCCGGCATATCGCGTTCAATTTCCATCAGGATTGCGTTGATGTTCGTGAGCGCGCTGGCAATATCCACATTTGGCACCATTGCAATCGGCGCGCTGTCCGGCTTGCTGCTGTAGATCATGGGTAACTTGTCACGCTGCGCGCTGGGATCACTGGTTGACGTATCATCGTCAAGCTGCCCCGACGGTTTTAAGTCCGACGCCTGCGCGCCCGCAATGTACCAAATGGGCGTAACGTTTTTACGCACACTGTCGTTCACCAGTGAGGCCGCATCGTTTAATTCGTCAATCTTGCCAATAGATGCATGAAAGACCGAACCGCCCCACACCTGCCCCACATCCTTATGCTGCACAAGCACCAGCGGTACAAAGCCATAATCGTTCGTCCATTCAGGAACCGCTTCATCCGTACCCGCCGCGTCAAAACCGAATGGCTGGCCGTTCATGAAGGTGGCAAAATGTGCCTGATCCACGTCCATTGCAAACGTGAATTCCTGGCCGTTGTTAACATCCGGGCGTGTCATGTTGAATTCAAAACGCACACGCTTGACGTTTCCTACCGCGTCAAAATCGCAGAACTTAATCTTGCCGGGATGCAGCACCTCAATGCGTACTTTCTGCGCTTCACGATCATCTACAACCCACAGGCCCACATCACCCAGTTGCGCGCCGGTACGCACATACAGCGATTTGACATTGCCCCAATTCGACCACAGCCACACCTGACGAATGGCGTCTTTGAGACGATCATCCACGCCTGTCAGCGGTATTGCACCGCCTTCGAGTGTGTCATAGTCCAATGAGCCGCCGTAGGTTTTGGCAACATACATATCAACCAGGCGGGCAACCGGGTTATAAATACCGCGAATGTGCTTATACAGCTTGAAGCTGCGCTTGTACGTGTTGGCAAATTGGCTGATGTCACGGTAGGCCATGTTGTTGTAGTAGCTGCTGTAGAAGTGATAGCGGAAAATGCGCGATTGATAATCGTCCCAATCGTAGCGGTCATCTGGAATAAGCGCCGCCTCACGGTAGGTGGTCACTGCGGCATTTAGTGCCATTTTGACACGCTCCCAAATATCCACATTCAGCCTCGCCAATCCGCTAACCAGTCCGGCGCAGTTGTTATCTCCAAGCGATCGCAGCCCACCACGCCGTGCCATGCCAGCGCCAGCGCCATCACGCAGTCGTCGTGTAACCCTTCCGGCGCGCTGTACTGACTGCGCCCGGTTGCCGTCACCGTGCGCTCATACGCCATGAGTTCGCCCTTCATCACCGGGTCATCTAACACCGTGATTTCACCCCGGTCGAAGGCCAGCACGAGACTCTCGATCAGCGGCGGCTTGCTAGTACCCGTCGTCTCGAAGGCGCGCACCGGCAAGCCCTCACGCTGCAAGGCTTCGATGTTCGGGCCGCCAATGCTGTTGCTTTCTGCGACGATCTCGGACAATTGCCACTTGTCGAACATGGCCCGCACGCGCCCCCGCTGCAACGCCCAATCAATCCCGTTGAAACGATCCATGTCGACAACGGTGCTGGTCTGCATATCCAGGACGATCATCGCTGTGAAGTCTTTTGCCTGCGCCCAATCCAGCCCCATGACGAAACGCCCCGGATACGGCGCGCGCCGGTCTGCTGTGCAGCGTTCATCCACATACCGGAAAACGCTGCCTTGCCCCTCGAGGAACCGCGCTTCGATCTCCTGCTGATAATCGTCCTGCGTCATGTCCGCAATCAGCGCATCAAGCGCCGTCTGTGGCAGGTAGGGGTTGGCGTGCGTGGTAAAGTGCCAGGCCGCCCAACGCCCCGTATCGTCTGCGACGGCGGTGTTATACAGCTCGAAAAACCAATTGCGGCGCGAGGGCGTCGAAATGAAGACGGCTGTCCCGTCGTTATCCGCCAGCATCGGCGCGCCCACCTTGCGCCATGCGTCAGGGTCAAGGTACGCACACTCATCAAGCACCAGTAGATCAGCCATGCCGCCGCGCAAAGCGTCCGGGTGACGTCCGGTCTTAACCTGGACTTGCCCCGCCCCAAGACGCACAATGCGCTTGACTTCGTTCTTGTACAGGTGGCCGGAAACAAGCAGCGGACTGAGCCAATCCGTAATGTATTCCCAGAACACGTCCGCCTGATCCTGCGACGTGCTGGATAACAACACGCGCCGCCCTTGCATCAGCGCGTCGACGGCCATGTATGCCGCCAGCACCGTCTTGCCCCCACGCCGCCCGGCACACACCACCTTGCGCTTGGCCGGACTATCGATAATTTCGCGCTGCAAAGCGTATGGGCGCGGTAGCGTTAGCTCAACTGTCGGCATGGCGAATAATGATTTCCAGCGCCCCGCCGTCCGCGCCGGTGACTTCCTGGCGCACGGGCGCGTCCAGGCCCAGCAGCTTCGCGCGGCGTTCCATCACCTTGAGGTACGAATTGACTGCGCCGGGATTGCCCACGCTTGCCATTGGCTCAAGCCCTTTAAGCAGCATGTCGAGGCGCTCCAGTTCAAGCTGGCGCAGTTCGTCGGCGCTGTCTCGCTGCTGCTCAGCAAGGCGCTGCAATTCGTGCTGAATGTCCTTGTAAACGGTGGTGTGATCAACGCCTAATTTGTCGCCAATTGCGCGGTATGTAAACCCAGCTTTGCGTAGCTCAAGCGCCTGTAATTGGCGCTCTAATATCTTGCCCCTCTCAGCCGGTTTACCGCGTGCCATGTTGGATTACCTATTAAGTTGACGTGAATTGAAAAAAAGATTGTGCCCGTCGCTCCTGGCCTTGCTCCTGGCTTGCGTGCTGCCCCACCCGACACGCCCTGGCTCCATACCGAGGCCAGCCCCCTGGTAATCCGCAGCGGCCTAAGCCTACGCCTGCGGCTGTACCCACGTGTGTGCTGCCGCCGGAATTGAACCGGCCCGCCGCCAGAGGCGCTTGCGACCCCGCGACTGCGCCCGCAGCAGCCTAACAAAAAGACGTGCCTCGTCGCGCACGTCTTATCTCTAATTCAATTGTAACATACCCGTCAATAGGCTAGGCTGCACTAAACATAGGCAGCGTGTAAGGCTGCGCTAAACGTGCGCGGGCGGTCATTACCCAATGGGGATCACGGTCACAGCCGATGTAATCGCGTCCAAGCTGGCGCGCAACGTCAAGCGTTACGCCTGAGCCGGTGAAGCAGTCCAGCAGCAGCAAGCCGGGCGCGCTGGTGCTGGCGTTGATAATCTGGCGCATAAGGTCGGCAGGCTTTTCGCACTCGTGCTTACCGGCATAGGCTTGCACGGTGCGGAACGTCCACACGTCCGTATATTGCGTGTGGTTGGTGACGTTGAACGGGCGGCGCAGGTCTTCGTACTCGCGGCGCAGGTCTTCGTACTCGCGGCGCAGGTCTATGTAATCCCGGTCAAATGCGTTAGGAAATGCAGATTGCATTTGCTGGTATCGTTCTGGTGTCGGTATCTGAAACTCAACTTTATCCCCAAAGTATCCAGATGCAAGGCCGCCGCCATTGGTGGCCGCGCCGAGCGCTGCATTTAACTGTGACAGCCCAATGCCGTGCAATCGCACACGCTCTCTAAACCAGTTTTTTAACGGGGCAAACACCGCGCCATTAATCTCATATTCGATGGTGGCATAGGCGCGGTCTGATACGTGCTGCTCAGCAAGGATCACCGCTTCCCAGGGTTCGAGATAAGCGCGCAAATCTTCCTTTCGTGTTTTCTGATGCCACCCTTCACGCTTCACCCACCGGATATTATTCAGCACATTAAAATAGTCGCTGACGGCCACCTCCACGCGCGCGGCCATGCGCGGGCTTGCGAACAGGTACAGGCTGCCGTTGGGCTTCAGGACGCGCCGCATCTGCGCCAGGTGGTCGCGCAGCCACGCGATATAATGCGCGTCCGTTGCCCATTGGTTATCCCACGCCGCATCCTTCACGCCATTATAGGGCGGGTCGGTGGCGATTAAGTCTACGGACGCATCCGGCAGCAGCGCCAGCAATTCGAGCGCGTCCATGCAATGCACCTGATCTACCAGGGCGCTCAGCGGTGGCAAGGCGGGCCAATCGTTCGTTGCGTACATCACGCCGCAGCCTTGCGCCGGTGTAACGGGACAATTACCGCATCCACTCGCCCGCGCGTCGTGGGATATGCCGTCAAGCGCTGCATATGCTCATCCCACCACAGCACGGTTTCCTGACGCTGCTCCAGCAGCGCGCGCAGGTTGTCGATGGCGTCAGCGCGCCGCACGATTTCCAGCGCGGCCACGAATGAACGGTTGCGCTGGAATGTCTGCGCGAATAAGCCGTGAAAGGTGGCGATTTCCACCGGGCGATAGACGGCGCTTTCTTCTTCGTCGCGCCAGTCAAAATCCCGCCATGCTTGCGGGCTGTCGTTATACGCTGCGCGCTTGCGGGCCTTCGCCTCATCTGCGAGACGGTTGGCCCGTTGGAAAGACGTTTCAATTATCTCAGTCAAAATCACCCCCTATCCAAATAACTCCACACTAGCACGAACGTTCGTACACGTCAATCAGCCTGCGCCTCATAGTGTCCGTTACCATTTGTCGAGACTGTCCGCATATCGCGCAGCGCTTCCGCCGCCGTGCCACCGCTGCCACAACCGGAAGGCGATCACGAGCACGAGCGTTAGCTGCGCCAGCAGCAGTTCGCCGCGCATGTCCGCCATGCGATAGATCAGCACGCCGAGCACGAATACCCCTATGCGGTAGCTCCACAGTTCAACGCGCCACGCTGTCATGTTATCCCCCTACTGTTTCCGCACGTCGCCCTGTAAGGCGTTCATGCTGCGAATGAAATTCTGCGCGACCTGCTTGCCGTCCACTTTCGCCCGGCGCACCGTCAGCAACGCCGTGTCGTCGTCGTCGTCCTCAGCGGGCGGCACAACCGGGCGCAGCACCGGCGCAGCGGGCGTGGGCGCTGCCGTTGCCAGCGCGTCCACCCTGCCCCGCAGGTATGCAAGCTCTTGCCGCAAGTCGTTCGTGTCGTCAGCCTGCACGGGCGGCGGCGCGGTACGTTCCTCGATCCACGCGGCAAACCAGGGCGCGACTTCCGACAGCACGTCAAACACGCGCGCCGTATCGCCTGAGCGCAGCGCCGCCATAAGCAGCAAGCCGTCGCGTACCGTCTGCGTGAACGTCCGCTGTCCCTTTAACACGTCAATGTGTAACGCCAGTTCGCGTTCATCGTCGCGCCTTACGTCAATCCAGAAGGAATACCGCAACCGCCAGCGCTTGCTTTTGCCCATTTTACTCCACCCTTGTCACTAGTGCCAAGTCACTAGTGCCACCGTCGCTATCTTGGCACATAGTGCCACGCTTGCGTAAAAGCATACGCCATGATAGACTTTTAAGCAAGCAGGGCAGGGGCGCGCCCGTCAAGTTGGCGCTAACTGGACGATAGGAGCGACGACGCTTGTACACGACAACGGAAGTAAGGCAGATATTCAGCACATCCCGCCAGACCGTCAGCAATTGGTGCAGAGACTTCGGCGCATACCTATCCCCCACCGCCACGCCCGAAGAAGGCTCACACCGGAAGTTCACCGATACCGACATGACGGTGTTCGCGTTGGTGGCCGATATGCGCGCCCAAGGCGGCACGTCGGAAATGATCCATGCCGCGTTACGCATGGGGCAGCGGGGCAGCGTCAACACCGACCTGGCGCTCGTGCCGATTGCGCAGCAGTCCCTTGCATTACAGGCCCGCGTGCGCCAGTTGGAAGGCGACGTTACCGCGCTGCGCCTGGAGGCCGCGCGCACCGAAGGCGAAGTCCGTATCCTGCGCGCCATGCTGGACGACAAAGAGGCGATCATCCGCGCGCTGTACCGGGAAATCGCCAAGCTGGAAGGGTAGCTACTATTCACGCGCCCGTGCCAATATATCGAGCGCGAACCGGCATTCTTCGCTTTCGTTAAATTGCCGTTCCACAGACACCACCGCCAGCGCGTTCTCAAACGTCCGTGAAGCATCCTCCTCAATGGCTTTTGCCATTTCCCATTTGCGCTGAATGGCGACACGTTCCTCACGCGCAGCCTGAACCGCGCGCGCCATTGCGATCAATTCCTTATTCGTAATCATTGCGCTTTTTCCTCCATAGCTAAGCCGCCTGCACCCGCACCCGCACGCGCACGCCCGGCACACGCCGCAGCGTCACCACGCCGTCGTAAACGTCACACTCGACCTCGAACGGCAGCACGCGCGGGCCGATGGCCTCATCCTGCCGCAGCCGCGCCTCCCGATCCTCCAACGCCAGCGCCGCATCCAGCGCCGCCGGGTGTTCGCCGTCGGCGTCCACATGGCCCGTCGTCACGGCCTGCGTGAGCACGTCGCCCACGCGGGTGAGGCGGCTTTCCGTCAGCTTGCCGTAGCGCGCCGCCGTCGCCTGGGCAATCGGCGCTTGCAGTTCGACCGGGTAGCGCGCCAGCGCGTTGGCCTGCGACGTGTTGAGCGTGTAACCCATCGGTGACAGGCGCTCCACAACCGGGGCGGCGCGCATCAACTCATACAGGTGCTTCCGGCTGAACGCAAATTCGCGCGCTAAGAAGTCGCTCCAGGTGGCATAGCCCAACGCGCGCCAGCCGTCGCGTGATTTGAGTTCGAGTAACAGGCGGCCCATTTCGGCGGCGTGGGCGTTGACGCTGGCGACCAGCGCGCGGGCTTCGGCTTCCGTCATGGTGACGGGGAGTATGGTTATCATGATGCCTCCTGGAACATGGGCAGCGTGTAGGGCTGCGCCAATCGTGCGCGGGCGGTCATTACCCAATGGGGATCACGGTCACAGCCGATGTAATCGCGTCCAAGCTGGCGCGCAACGTCAAGCGTTACGCCTGAGCCGGTGAAGCAGTCCAGCAGCAGCAAGCCGGGCG